GAATCCACCCTTGAGAGTGAAACTTGAGATACCGGATAAAGCAAAAAACCAGCGTATTTTCTACGCTGGTCTTTTTGGTGGGCGCGGGTGGATTCGAACCACCGAAGCTGAAAGCAGCAGATTTACAGTCTGTCCCCATTGGCCACTCGGGAACACGCCCATATTCAATTCGCAGTCTCACAGACTGCCTGTATATATTACCACTGGGGCAAGGGTTTGTCAATGTTTTTTGAGAAAATTTTCTTGCAGTCGGAAGTCAACCATTAAATTCTACAAAAATTCAGAAAGATTTCTGTTCATTTTGAAACAATACAAATAGGCCGTCAAGGTTTCACTTTTCTTGCAGCCAACCTTTGAGCTATTCTGTTCGCCGTATTTTCTTTATCACCACGCTTTCTTTTGGGGTGTGGTGTTGCACTTTTCTTACATGGCTATGCCAAGTTCATTCAAACACTGTTGGAACATGATCGCGCTGCTCTTGTACCCGAAGATTTTTCGCGGGTACTCATTGATCCACTTCTCTGTCGCCGCCAACTGCTCTTTGGAAACCTTTGAAAAGTCCGTGCCTTTCGGATGCTTCCTGCGAATCATGCCGTTGACGTGTTCATTGCTGCCGCGCTCCCATGAAGAATAGGGATGGCAGAAGTAAACCTTTGTCCGCGGGATCGTCTTGTTGATGCACGACCGTTCCAGCATATCCGCCGCCGCAAATTCTGTGCCATTGTCAAACGTGATGCTCTTGAAAATCAGCCGGAACTTCCTTGCGCCCAGCTTCCTTTCCAGCGCGTCAACTGCTTTCACAATGGTTTCTGCCTTGCGGTTCGGAACTCCTATTATAATCTCGTTGCGCGTCTTGCGCTCCGTTATGGTGAACAGCGCACAGGTCGTCTTTACTTTTCCCTTGCCGCTATACACCGTGTCGCCCTCCCAGTGTCCGAACTCCTGCCGTTCATTCACTTCCGGGGGCCGCTGTTCGATGCTCTCCCCCGCCGGGGCGCGAGCAGCTTCTTTCTTGCAGACTTTCTTATATGCCTGCTTGTGTTTCCCGTGCCGTGGCAGTTCTTCTTGAGTGAGATTCAGGAACAAGCCTTTCTTTATATAGTGGTATACCGTCTGCACAGAAACGCTCGTCTTGAACTGCTTGCCCTCCTGCTGCGCATATCCGAACACCGCCGCCGGGCTGCACTCTTTATTCAGGATCGTGGTTTCGATGTAGTTTGCAAGCTCGTGATCCTTGCCGATTTTCAGGGCTGGGCCTTTGTCCCGCAGGTGCGCTTGGTATTTTTGCTCCGCAATGTCCGGGCTGTACGCGCTCACAAGCTCCCATGTATCGCCCACCAGCCGCTGATACTCCCCACGGTGTAGCTCATTGTACACCGTGGAGATATGCACCCGCAATTTGCTGGCAATGTCCTTGGGTTTCATGCCCTCGTTCAGCCACTTCTCGATCCGAAGCCGGTCTGTCCATGTTAGATGTTTGAATCTTCGCACGTTATTTTCCTCCTTTCTTTGTCGCTTTGTTTCGCATTTCAAATGTAACCGACTTTTGGCGTTTTGTCAACGGGGCCACCGCAGGGCAACAAAAAAATCCCCGCCAGCGATCCGGGTAGGATCACCAGCGGGGATGTAGTTTAGCTCAGTCGTCCCGGATGGGGAGTGCCTTTGCTCTCGTATACAATTCAGTTCCGGTTCCGTTACCTCCCAGAGCGTGATAACTCTTATAGAGGTATTCAATGTTCTTCAAACCGGGCAGGTCGATGTACCCTTTCTCGATGTAATGGGTACACGCCTGATACAGCCGGTCGTGGAGAATTGCCAGCAGACCGTTTTTGATTGCCTTGTTTTCCTCTTTCTGTGCCTTGATCTTCTTGGAGAGATTACGGTATGCAGCGGTCAGACCTGCCGCCACGATGCCGAAAAGCCATTGCGCCCAGTATTTGACGATAAATTCCAGCATCGTTTACTCCCTGCGATTCTTGTTGTCCTCCCCCACGTTACCGAAGTGGGCCACAGTAGTGGTTTCTGCGGATTTCTTTTCCATGTAATCTTCGAGCTTCTTCTTGGTGAAGTTGAACACGATCTGAACGATCCAGTCCAGCGTCCGCTCATTGATCGCCCAGTCCAGCCAGTCGGGGGTATACCCACGCAGTACGGCAATGACGTGAGCTTTCTTTTCTGCGCCCGCGCCGCTACCGAACTTTTCTTCTGCATTGACGATCCACTTGTACACGGTCTTTGCGACAACAAGGCCATAGCCCAGACGTACCGCCGCCAGTGCCGTGACCACAAGGCCGACCACCATAAAGATGACAGCCAGCCATTCAGGGAATGCCATCAGAAAAACTTTCAGAATGTTCTCCATACTGTTTTCCTCCTACTCTTAACCAACCCAACGGCTCTTTGCCGCGCGGGTGTCGATATGTACCCAGCCGTGAGTACGGTCGGCGCGTCCTTCCTTCGGGTAGCGGCCAATGCCGCCGCGGTTCGGCAGCAGGGTCTCGGCATATGCCGCAATCTGCTCCACCGTCACGCCGGAAATCCAGATGTCAGCAGCCTTGCCGTAAAGATGCTGAGAGAACTTCGCAGCATTCTTGATCGTGGCATTCTTGCTGGCCGTTCTGAAACCGCTGGTGATGTTCACCGGCTTCCCGAAGTGATTGCGGATTTTCTGAAGGATTTCCACCAGCTCCGAATCAATAAAGATCGGGTCGGTGTTATCCGAACAGCGGAACTCCCGCACCTTGAAGGACGGAGAGAGGTTCTTCTCGCCGTCCTTCGCCCACGAATACGCGTTAATCGCCATTGTCGTTTTCTCCTTTCTGGCTCAATGCCATTTTGCAGCCGCTCGACCCACACTCAGCCACCAGCACGGCAAATTCGCCGCGCTCTGCGGTCGTGTCCACACCACTGGTTTCTAGCCGGGTCAGCAGCTTCTCACACAGCTCAGGCCACGTCATAGTCGTCACCGGTGATGCGCTTGTAATCCTCGGCGGTGATCTCGCCCTTGTTTACGCGCCCGGCCAGAACTTTCTTCACGCCTGCACGGCGGGATGCGGGCATCTCTGCCCAAGTCTTAGTGCCTGCAATCAGGCGGTTTGCCCAAATTTTATCCATAGTCCTTTACCTCCTTATTCCTTATTCAGCGCTGCGTCCAGCTCACACAGCGCGGTTTCGATGTCGGCCAAACGCTTCTCGTTGGCTGCGTCCTGTTCGCACATTGCGTCCTCGACCTCGGCCACGCGGTCAGGCAGGCCGTCTTTCTCGGCCTGCTTCTTGGCTTCGGCCAACTTCTCTGCCAGCGTGGGCAGATTGTCTTTTTTCCACTGAATCATGGTGACTGTCCTCCTTACTGGAATGCGCCGGAGACGGCTTCGATGTAGCCGCCAGTGCCGGATGCACCGCGGCTGATGGAAACGCGGAAGTTGAACGCCGCGCCCGCCGTGGCGGTCTTGTTCTCAAAGACGATGTTCACGCCTTTCTGCACCTCAGTGGTGGCATCCTGCCAGACCGGGGCCGCGTCCTTGGCGTTGTTCGTGACCTCTGCCTTGAACACAGCATCATCGGGAATGCTACCCGTCACCTGAAGGACGGCAACGGTGATGTCGCCCTCCACGGTCAGAGGTTCGGCCAGCGTCACGCTTGCGGCGTGGACGGCCTTGGTGAAGGTTGCGGACGCGCTGGTGGTTTCCTTGCCGTCGCTCACCTCAACGGTGATGGTGTGGTTGCCGTTCAGGATTTTCTGGAATCCGGCAGCGCTGGCCGTCTGCTCAAAGGTCAGGGCCGTGCCGCTGGCAACGCCGGTGCGGGTCTTGGTGGTCTTGCCGTCCAGCTTTTCGGTGACGGTCAAGGTGTCGCCGTCGGCATCCCTGACGGTGTACTTCCACGCAAAGGCCGCGTTCTTCCGCCCCAGAGCTGCGCCGTCCGTGCTGACGGTAGGTGCAGTGTTGACACTGACCGTGCCATCGTCAGAGACCACGAGTGTAGAGGGAAGAATGAAAGCGGGGCGAACACCCCAGGAGTAGTTGTACCAGCTGTAGTAGTCGGAGCCATCGGTGTAGACGTACCAGACGCTGCTGCCACTGCTGGTGTACGGAGAGCGCAGCCACCAAATGGCAGCGGAGCTGCCGTTGTAGGCAACACGCTTGCTGTTGCCGCCAGAGCTGTTGCCAAAGTACGCCAGCCGAACACCATCCTTCGGGAAATAGCCGTTGTCGCCGGTCGTCCAGCCAACCTCATAACCAGACAGCAGGAATACTTTCGTGCTCAGGCCATTGGAGCCGGTGGCAAGGCTGCCTCCGGAACCAGTGCCGTTCTGGTACGGGATTTTCACCTGCTTAATAGCCGCCCGGATGTTGCTGTCGATGAGGTTGTAGAATGTTCCGTTCAGGTATGTGTGGATGCTGGAATCCTTGTAGGAGTTATTGTTGCCGAACGTGGACGTTGTGTAGATGTCCTTCATCAGCAGCCACGTTCCGGCGCAACTCGAATCATAGGTGCTGGTATTCGGATTGCCCTGCTGCACGACAATAAAATCTTTGGACGCGCCGTTGACTTTGATTTTGACAATGCTGCCAACGGCTTTCGTGCCCAGTTTTACGTTTGCCATTGTTACCTCCTTGTTATCGTTCAGGCCCACGGCATGATCTCCGCGGGCCGCGTGTTCTGCGATACAGAGAGGGACAGGGCTTTGTGCTGCTTC